GAGCATCTTTTGCGGTGTGCGACCGCATGGCTGTACATTCGGGTGGAAGCCCTCAACATCGAATCGTCGAGGGTCTCGGATGTCGACCTTTCGCCCGAAATCCACGAAAGCGTGGAGGTGAGTACCTCCATCAGCGTGAGTTTCTCGTCCAATGAGGCACTCAGCTGGAAATGATGCAATAGTGTCGTGTACAACCCAGGGATCCAGGTCGCCGCATTGAGAGTAAGTGAGGAGGACATAGCGAGCTTGGAGGCGGAAGCGTTGCTGACTCATCCTTCCTTCGGAGCGCAGAATAACATTGTCTGCGCTCCTTCAGAAGGAAGGAGGAAGACCTTTGGTCTATTTAAGGACATCGACCCCCCCAGTTCGTCGCGCAAAGGTCGTCGCGCAATTTTTTCCCTTTATCAAACTTGCGCGATTTTTGCTGTCCAATCATGCCATCTCAGGCTCCGCCTTCATACTCTGATTGGACAACCTCATTCGCCCCTCGTTCCCCGTCGACTGACTCATCGTCGACTGTGGAGCATTGCCCAGAATGCCGCGCCGCCACAGACGGTTCTATCGCCGCCGCGCGTATTCGCGTCGCCGCGCTCGTGTGTTTCGCTCGACAGCTGCGTTTAGAGGTCGCCGAACTCGCTTCCTTGCTCGGCGTCCCGCTTCCCGAAGAAGGATTTTGAACGTTGCTGCGATAAAGAAACATGACAACATGTTGTCAACTGTGCGAACTCCCGATGGGGGTCTCACTCCCGGTCCGATTCAAACTGGCACCGGTTTCGCATCGCTGTTCATGCCCAGCGCCAGAAAACTCGGTCATGACGCAGCGGGTGAGTCAACCCGCGAGCGTCAGCTGACCTTCTCAGTGGGCTACAAGGAGCGGGTGGAAGTCAATATTCTGGGTGGCGGCGTTTGGAAGTGGAGACGTCTCGTCTTCGCTTTCAAAGGAAACCAATTATACGACCAGGATGTGACGTGGAATCGGCCGTGGTACGACAAGTCGGTTGATCCGGAGGGCTGCGACATGGTGCGGCTGATCTGTCAGCCAACTTCGGATCAGCAGCAAGCCATCCGCCAAGTGTTGTGGGATGGAACGGAGGGGATTGATTGGTCTTCGGAGTTCACTGCCAAGCCCGACACGTCACGCATCACGCCACTCTTTGACCGGACGTTCACGTTCAATCCGCGGAATGAGAGCGGGTTTTCTCGGACCTTCCGCTTCTGGCATAAGACGCGGAAGAATATCGTTTACGATGAGGATGAGGAAGGTGGAGCACCTGCCGCACCTGGATCATACGTCTCGGTCGCGGGGAAGCCTGGGATGGGCGATCTCTACGTGTATGACATTGCATATCTCGCTGTTCCCGCTTCTGGCGGAAACGCGTCGATGCAGTGGTCACCGGAGGGAACATACTATTGGCACGAGCGGTAGATTAGACAATAAGAGACTGGGTCAGGTGCACTATTGTACAGTTTCCGCGCAACCAATTGATGTCCACGTGCCCCACTTCCTCTGGGTCGTCGTTCATCAGCCAAATGGTGGGTCGACCCCATTGGATGGTGGTCTTGCCACGATACTTGTCGGTGACTGTGAATGTGCCTTGGGCGCCAAGCCAACCCTTGTAAGCTGGGAAGAACTGAAAGTTCCCTTGGATGTCGTCCATGACTGCGTACTGTGCTTCGTCGATGTCTGCCTTGATGTCATCGACATTGAACTGCAGGCAGCAGTATAGGTGGCGACCCAGTGAACGTGCCCACAGAGTCTTTCCAAGGCGCGTCTCGCCCCACAGGATCAGGCTTCGAGGACGTCCTTCTATTGGACCGTTAGCGAAGAGGTCATCCTTCTATCCTCTAGCGCCCTCGAGCCCGCGACCCCGAGGGGGGAGGGGCCCCTTGGGGAGGGACCCCCTCGGTGCCCCATTTATGGGGCGCGGGAGCATAGGGCGACGGGCAAGACAGTTACTTACCAACTCCAGACAGATTGTCACGTACCCATTCATCGAGCTCTGGAACTCCCTCAGTGCTAAGCTGAACGGTCGCGGGGTGCTGATATGCAACAGCCGGGGGTCGATAGTGCCATTCGGCATATGCACGGAGGGAGTTGAAGTTGCAACAAAGCGCTCGTGGTGCCAACTCTCGAACAAGATCCCAAAATTCGTCCACAGTTGATGCATGTGCGATTCGAGACCAGATGTCACCAGTTGACGAAACATTATCGTCGAGGATTGGACTGAGTCCTCCTGCGACAACATCTCCGTCCTTGATCGCATAGTCGAGCATCTTTTGCGGTGTGCGACCGCATGGCTGTACATTCGGGTGGAAGCCCTCAACATCGAATCGTCGAGGGTCTCGGATGTCGACCTTTCGCCCGA